TTTATTTTTGAAGGATTAAAAATGGCTCTCCCAAATCAAGTGTTACCTGGGTTTTCGGCATCGTTATGGTGTCAAACTAGCGCAACTCCAACACCATTAACTCTTACTCAGCTTTCCACTTGGACTGGTCAAGTAGCTGGAATTGTTGGCACTATCGCTAACGGTACAGGCTCAACTTCACAAGCACTTAATGTTGAAGCAATCCCTAAGTTTGGTCAAGATGATGCTTCTGCAAACTTCTATGTTGCTGGTAGCCGTCAGTCTGATGTTATCCCAACACAAAGCAAACCAACTTCATTAACAATCGTAGCCGCATGGAATCCTAGCGATGCTGGTTTGTTGTTGATGAGAGCAGATGCTTACAGCGGATTGATTGATCGTACATTCGTTATTGCCGCAGTTGATGGCGCAAACACAGTTGCATATGCCTTTACTGGCCGTGTATCTGAGTTCACTATCGACAATGCACCTAACGCAGAAGCAAAATGCACATTCACGATTCATCCTCGTGGCAATCAATACGGTTGGTCAAATAACACCTAATAGGTATTAATATGAAAATACAATTTGCTAATGGCAAAGTTTATGATGCTCAGTCTATTGACGAAGCTATTGAACAATGCCTAAAAAATGGCGATGACCCATTTAAACCAGTCGTATTGCTAGAAGATAATACAGAAAAAGAACAACATGAAAATACAGAGCAATAACGATTTAGCAAGTTATTTGACTTACTTGGCTGGTCAAGCTGATTCTGGTGTTAAGGATTGGTTTGGCTGGCAACAACAAAAGCTGATGGGAGTTGATCTGGCTTATCAGATCGCTTCCCATCATGCTGATAAATTAACACCAGACGAAATTACCCATTTTGTAAAAAAACTCAATAATTCTATTTTTGAGCATTTAATCAAGCCAAAATGAAAACTACATTCAAATTTGAGGGATTCCAAGAATTTGAACAGTTAATCAATCAGATTGAGGATGATTTTGGCCCTAAAGACCAAAACAACATTTTGCGTAATGGCGCAAGAAAAGCTATGAAGCCAGCATTAAACACCGCTAAAGAGTTGGTGCGTAAAGATACTGGACAATTAGCGGCAACCCTACAAATCGAAGCTAGGAAGCCTACAAACAAGGATAAGCACTCTAGGTATGTCAGCCCTACTGAAATTGTCATAGCGAGGGTTTCTGTAGCCCCTGGCAGTAAGTTTCACCCTAAGACATTCCATAATCTACACAGCGGCAAAGGTGCAATTAAGCAATATTCCGTTATGGATGCCAGAACCGTTGCCAATGAATTTGGTACTGCTAAAATGCCAGCAAAGCCATTTTTGCGCCCAGCTTTGGAAACAAACTCACCAGCAATCTTAGCTTCATTAAGTCAAGATATGGGCGGGGCATTAGAAAAATATAGATCAAAACACATGAAGGATATGAAATGAGCCAATTTGCAAATGCTTTAGGCAAACGATTTGTTGAAAACCAAGAATTAGTGCGTACTCGTTCATTTGAAATGAATGGGCATACTTTCCAAATCAAAGTGCCAACCACATTGGAATTTGAAGCCATTACGGAAAGAATTAAGCAAGTTGATGAAGATAAAGTTAATAAATATTATTTAGAACTATCTAAACCATTTATTGAAAATAAAACCGATTTTGAAAAAGAAAATGTTGATTTTCAAGAAAATGATGTATTTGTTAAAGGCAGATCATTAAAAGAAACCGCCAAAAATAAAGTAATTACTGAAAATCGTATTACTGAAATGTTTAAGTTAATCGTGCCAGAAGATAAATCTTTTGATATTAATACTATTACATACGATATGGTAGAGGAATTATTCCCATTTTCTATTCAATTAGAGGTAGTGGACAATATCACCAGAACCATTAGCCCAAGTTACGAATCTTCAAAGGGAAAGTAACTGGGTCGATTCGTAGGCAAACAAAGGCTTATATCCTTGCTCACGGGTCTGACCCAAACCAAATAGATGAAGAAACATTTACCGACATTTGCGTTATGTACGCAGATGGATTAATTGGCAATCGTGGAATCTTGGAAGTATTAGGCACATTGACCGCTGGTCATTTTAATTCGTTATTGCCAAAAGGTAAGCCAAGTTATAAATTGCAAGATATAATACCCAGAGTGTATGGGTATATTTACCCGCCATTAACAGAACAAGATAAAAAGGATCAAGCTAATCAGCAATTATTAACATTTATGTTAATGAGTCCAAAAGTACCAGAAAGTCTGTTAAAAGGAAAATAAATGGCAAATATCGCAAGTCTTGGGGTCAAGTTAGGCATAGATACAGCCGACTTTACGCAAGGCATCGAAAAAGCCAAAGAAGCCTTACAGAATTTCAAAGAACGGGCTGGCGAATTACTGTCCGTTGCCGCATTTGCTGAAATGGCAAATAAAGCAATGGAATATGCCGATTCCGTTGTTAAAACAGCAAAAGCCAATGATGTAGCGGTTGCATCCGTTTTAAACTTATCATCTGCCTTAATGAAAAATGGCGGGGATGCGGAAGAAACCAGCCGTATTTATTCTGGATTTACTCAAAAAATTGAATCTGCCGCATTAGGTAGTGGAAAAGTTCAAGAAGCATTTGCCAGATTGGGCGTTTCCCTAAAAGACTTAAAAACGCTATCTGAGGAAGATTTATTTAATAAAACCGTACAAGGTCTTGCAAAAATGCAAGATTCTGCGGAACGCAACGGTTTGGCGTTTCAAGTTTTGGGTCGTGGCATTAGGGGCGTTGATATTAAAGGTTTGGCGGCAGACCTTGAAGAAGGTCGTGGCGAAATGGATAAGTATGCCCAAGCTGTTACCCAGGCACACGAATTAAGCATTAAATTAAAAGAAGCATCACATCAACTTACATTAGAATTTACTAACGCAGTATTTCCATCGTTATTACAACTTTATGATGCGTTGCACAAAGATGCCAGCGCAATTCAGTTTTTTGGTGATGTATTGCAAACAACTGCCGAAACTGTTTCTGTGGTCTTTAAATATACCGCTACAGTTATTGTTGGATTTTTTACAGAAATACAAGGCGTTATTGCGGCCACTACCGATGCTATACATGGTGATTTTTCTAAGGCTTTGCAAGACCTAAAAGACTATGACGATAAAGTCAAAAAGATGGCTGAATCCGATGAGGAATTTGCCCAGAAGATTTTAAATCGTTCAAAAGAAGCACCAAAACAACAGTCACAAGAAGCTGTAAATCGTGCAGTAACGCCAGCGGGTCAAAAACAATTATTGGCGGCACAAGATTTATCAAAAGAATATGAACGCCAAGCGGCTATTCAGTTTCAATTATTGACTGCTAAAGAATCAGAAACACAGCTTACTAAAAATCAAAAAGATTATGTAGCTGAAATTACCAAAGTCTTGGCAGAAATGCAAAAGGCTTTGGACAATGTGGACAAAAAGATTGCCACAACTGATCCAACGACTGCGGCTGGTCAGCGTACCATTGCAATGCTCAAGGATCAAAAACAGCAAATTATTGATACTGCCCAGACTTATGTTCAAAAGACTGAAGATGAAGTATTGGCAACTCAAGCATATCAACAATCATTTAGCTATGGTTGGCAAAAAGCATATGAACAATATATAGAAAATTCTGATAATGCCGCTATGCAAGCGCAAAAAATGTTTAGTGCAATTACTAATACGATGACTAATGCGCTAGATCAATTCGTTCAAACTGGTAAATTAAACTTTGGCGATTTGGCAAAAAGCATTATTAATGATTTGTTAAAGATTGAATTGCAAGCTCAAGAAATGAAATTATTTGCCGCAATGGGTGGTGGATTTGGTGGATTGTTTAGCGGTGGTTTGTTTGCTGGTGGAGCATCAACACCAGGGGAAGCATATTCTGCTGATTTTATGACTGCCGCTGGTGGTGGTGATTTAACTCCTGGTATGCCAGCTATAGTTGGTGAAAATGGCCCAGAGTTGGTTATTCCTCAAACTGGTGGTACAGTTGTGCCAAACAATAAATTGGCTGATGTTATGGGTGGTTCAAATCAACCATCCGTAGTTTATAACGGCCCTTATATTCAACAAATGTCTGCCATTGATACTCAGTCGGCTACACAATTTTTGGCTAGAAACCAAACCGCAGTATGGGCGGCTAATCAATCTGCCCAACGATCATTACCGCAAAGTAGATAAATATGGCAGATATAAGCACCATTCTGGCAATGTCAGAGCAAGT